GTAAGATTTGCAAAGGTTTGGGTAAAAACCTTCGTTCGGTGCTCATTTCTTTTATTTCTAAGGGCCGCTAGGGTTTACAGTTTTAAACGATTTCGGAAATCACCGAAAAGGGTCATTTTTGCAGAAATTTTTGAGGCACTCACGATCCGCTGTTTGGCGTGATTGACTTTTTCCGAACGTGAAATTTTTAAACGCACAACTTCTTGCCAGTTAACCAGTTCTGTAATCCTAAGGTTTGACGCAAACCCTTGGAAATCTTACAGATAAAAGAAATGACTAGACCCCTGACCCCTTTATACGTAAGTCGTTGGTAATCGAAGCTTTAAAAGAAATCACGAATAAATCACCGCCTAAGGAAAAAAGCAATGAGTAACATTTTCAAAAAATTGTCTTCAAAAACCAACTTCGCCCAACGCCTACGCCGTCACATGGCACATGATCCATTCAAGACCAATCAATTCAGCATTTTACATCCCACAAGACCATTCAACCCCTCCGTTCAGGGCACGTTCACGAACTCGGAGTGAGACAAAACGTCCCAGTTACGCGTTCAATGTTACACGTTACACGCACCACGACCCTATTTTCGACCGTTCAAAACCTGTTTAAACGAAATCACAATTCACCTGTTTAAAACAAAATTCTGGAACAGGTCAACTCATAACGATGTTGTGTTCCACGTTTGTTCAGGCGAGCCATGAGACACGACCCAGAACACGGCGCTCTTCCACATACAGAGACACCACTGGAAAATAATAGCTCAAACTTCACACTCTGGTCCATGCTACGACCAAAACTTTTATGATATTCAGTGCAATTTTGTGCGTTTTGGGTGTTGACTCCGGCGCGGTCGAGGTCAACGCTATGGACCAGGATAGGTTGACTACCTTCAGTTCAACAAATCCGACTCAACAACGAATCCACCATACCATCATGGCTAAGTCCAACAAGACCAAGAAGAACAAGGAGTCCGCTCCTTCTGACCTCAACGAGACCAGCAACGTCGCTGTCGCTGAACCCAACAACGAGACGCCTGCTGCTGAGGCTACCGATTCCGCTGAGGACACCAAGCCTCAGGTTCCGGTGATCGACCTCACCAAGCTCTCTTCGGCTCAGCTGAAGGCGCTGAAGGACCAGCTCAAGGAGAAGAGCAAGGAAGTCGTGAGCGAGCGCAAGCAGCGTTTCGAGGTCATCGACCGCATGCTTCAGGAGAAGGACGAGGACGGCAACTTCGTTCACACGACCCGTGAGATTGCTGAGGCTCTGGCTGAGGCTCGTCTCACTGACACCTCCGCTGAAGACTGGCACTCCGAGGAGATCAAGAAAATCCAGGCTCGCAAGCAGTTCCTGGAGAAGAAGACCGACGAGAAGGGCGAACTGGTTTATCCGGAAGGCACCTTCGGCTACAAGAAGTCTGCTACCGGCGGCGGTGGCCTTGGCTTCTCTGCCTCGAAGGTCAAGATCGAGACCATCCTCGCGTTCTTCAAGTCTGACCGCGTGAGCGAGCTCTCTGAGGAGCAGAAGGCCGAGATCGTGGCCAAGCTGAACGCCTAATCAGCAATCAACGTCACTGAGAACCCTGGGTTTCACCGCCCAGGGTTTTCTTAGTGCCTTATCAAAACTTCAACACTTTTAAACAGCTATGCAGAACATTTCCCGAAAGTCCATGGAGCGGTTTGCCTTCGACCATAAGCCCAATGCTTCCAACAAGAAGCGTCGCAAGAAGCCTATCGGCACGAAGTCTGACCGTCGTGTGTCGAAGCTCCAAGGTCGCTCCGAATTTGTTCGTCACTGTATTGCAGTAGACTCTGGTAATCGGATGTCTCACTGGTTAACTGGCAAGAAGGAGAGCAAATAACATGAACAACTACCGCGTAATGATTGATTTCGTTGCTGAAGACGCTGAGGCTTGCCGCAAGGCAGCAGAGCGTATGTCTGACCTGATCGTCCAGGAACTCAACAGCAACGGCAAGAATACTGATGAAGACAACTTCCAGTATCAAGGCACGCGCACCACGTATCCTCTCTGCATTCCCAATGTGGAAGAGCCGATCGTCGGCGCAGCGTTTGAAGAAGAACTGAACCCTGACACTCACCTCAATCCCACTGAAGAAGACCTTCAAGGAGGACTCTAACATGATCCGCAACGTCAAAATTAAAAAATTCCAAGTCAAGCTGGCCGTTGAAGCCGGCGGCAAGAAGCTCATTCACTCGAACTTCGAGATGCACTACGTCAAAGGTGTGCTCTTGCGCACTGCATGGCGTGACGCTATCTTGAAGCTCCAAAAAGAGGAGAAACTGCCAAGTGAGTCAAAGATGGAGACACATCAGACTTACTCCCTGGAAATCACGCCTCTTGAACTCATTGTCGACCTCGTCCCCTCAGCCAAGGAGCGTGAGGAAGCAGAGGAGCAAAAGAAGGCAGAGCGCAAGGCCAAGAAGAAGCCTACTAAGGAAGAACTGGCAAAGTTCCGTGAGGAGCTAGAGCAGGATGCAACTCTTGGCGAAGAAGAGGACGATGATTCTGACAACGAGGAGGATGACGACGATGATGCCGACGACGAAAATGACTGAAGACGAGGTGCTTTTGCACCTCCTTCGCGTGTCTGAGCATCTCAAGTATGTGGCTCACCATCAAGTCGTGAGTCGATATGTGCTTGAGAGCCTTCAGATGCTGGAGCTACTCCCTCTGGACGTTTACAAGAAGATGAATGACATTGTCTCAGCGAACAAGCTTCCTGAGTATGATCACCTGCTTGCAAAGTGGAAAGCCCAACAGCTTGCGCTGATGAAGGTTCAAGAAGTAGCTCCTCAGGCGACGAAGGTTCATGTGTCGGTTAGACCCAAGCCTCGTCGCTTTTGATTCACATATTTGCGCATCGTGCACAAATATTTTTCACATGTTCGTTCAGAGTTGTAATTGACTGAACCTAATAGACTCCGCTATAATTCTAGTATGATCGCGACATCTGAACAACCCATCCCTGGCTTCAGCCTACGCTGGAGCCAGGTGAATCGGTCCATTTGGCTCTACGTAAAGGAACCACTTGAGAGATTGCAGGAGCGTTACGACTCCCAGCTTCTCGAACTAGTCAAGGAGCATGGACCTATCAACCGCTTTGAACTTACTGCTCTTGCTTGCCGCAACATTGTCAGCAAGCAGGACATGCAGATACTGATCACGAATGCTCGTCGTCGCCTGCTTTATCAGGGTTGCGTCCGTATTCTGACTCCTTCAGAATTCTGTCAGGAGTTCGAGCAAAATGGCCCAGGAATCTGCTTCCATCCCGATGGAGGCTACACTATCAAAGATGCACACAACAACTCTTATGGAAACTGGAGAACCGCGGATGAGGCGTTTCTTGCTCACGACAAACACTATAGCCACATACCGTTGCCGTCGGATCAGCGCGCTGAAGCTAATTCGTTCTTTACTTGCGCTCGCGTTGATACCAGTATGGACACTGTGGTTCGTGATTAAGTGGCGTGACTACTCTGTTATCTGGGCAATCGTCTGGCTTCTTGAAATCATCCTCTTCACCTGCATCGCATATGGATTCTTCTTCCTTTGACAAGGTCTTGAAAGAGACTAAGATTAAGCGGCATGAGGGTTTTCGCCCCATGCTTGCGGCACTCTGCCGAGATGCAGAGACGCTACAGTTCCCTGTTCTCTGCACACCTAAAATCGACGGCATCCGGTGTGTAACACTGGACCAGGACTTCATCGACCCTAAGAACCCTAACAAGGTCCAAGTTCTCTCGCGAAACCTCAAGCCTATACCCAACAACTTCATACGTCAGATCATTGGGGATTTGGGTCTGCCCAACCTCGATGGCGAACTGATCGTAGGCGAGACCTTCCAGAATGCTTCCTCTGCAATCATGTCAGAGGATGGTCAGCCCAACTTCGTCTTTCATGTCTTTGACATCATTGCTCCTGGACTGACTCACTTCGAGCGAGTTCAGCAACTGATTGACCTGAAACTCGATCAGCACCCTCACATCAAGCCACTGTATCCAGTGGTGATCAAGAACGTCACTGAACTGCTCTCTTATGAGCGTGCTTGCCTAGAGATGAAGTTCGAGGGAGTCATGATTCGCTCCTTCGATGGTCCTTACAAGTTCGGTCGATCGACCGAGAAGCAGGCTTGGCTTCTGAAACTCAAGCGATTCACCGATGAAGAAGCTGTGTGTGTTGGATACGAAGAGTTATTCCGAAATCTTAATGAGAGCACCACTAACGCTCTTGGTCTTTCGGAGCGGTCAGACCATGCTGCAAACAAAGTGCCAGCAGGTATCCTTGGAGCACTACGTGTCCGCCGCAGTGATGGGGTCGAATTTAACGTCGGCTCAGGTTTCACTGATTTACAAAGACAGACCTATTGGTCTGAGCGTGAATCTCTCGTGGGACGCCTCGTTAAATACAAGTTCCAAAATTTCGGAATTAAGGTCGCACCTCGCCACCCAGTTTTTCTCGGCTTTCGAGACGCTAGAGATTGCGATGTTGCGCCAATCGCCCCTGATGCCCTTTACTGAGAATTGATTTTCCGTCCAGTCAATCCGTCCAGTCAACCCGTCCTAACAATGCTGCTACAACAGAAGTCTGGTCGTCCCCAGACACAGAACCAAAACACGAAGGCTCAGAAAACCGAGCTCTCTATCATGCCGTGGGGTATCAAGTTTGATATCCACTCCCCCAACGAACAGATTCGCAACGCTTCAAGGTGTGCCATGCGCACCTATGCCAGACAGATGGAAGTCCTAGACAAGAAGCTGTCTGAGCGAATCCTGTGTGACATAGCCGAGTTCGATCGTTCTGAATTAGAGGAGCGTCGAAAAGGCGCTTCAGTCGCTCAGAAAGACTTCGCGCAAGGCGTCAGGGAAGGCATCCTGTTCATGCTTTATAACCAGCCTCTCTCGTTTAAATCGCTCTCCACTACCCTACGCCACCTTCGCCAATACTCCACGGCAAACGATGAATACGTGCGTAGCATTCTCTTCAAATTGAAGGAAGAGAAGCTTGTGAAGTTCAACGTCGAAGACGGTGTCTGGGAACTTGATCAGTGCACCTTTATGCTTTAATCCAGCCTATGAAACACAAGACCATACTGTTAGACATGGACGGAGTTCTCGCTGACTTCCATCAAGGAGTCTGCGATTTGTATAACGTTAACCTTGCTCAGTGCACCATCCCTGCTCCCTGGGAATACGCCATTGAGAAGAACATCAGCAGCCTGCTTGATCGAACCATCTCGGCAAGCGAGATGTGGAACGAGATCAACCGATGCACTGAGGAGAGAGCATTCTGGCTCAACCTTCGTCCCTACCCTTGGCTTGCTCCTCTCTTTAAAGAGCTCCAGGGTCTTAGCTACGTTGGTCGGACATGGGAGGCTGACAACGCTCAGATTCCTGTTGACATCGTCATTAGCTCGTCTCCAGGGTTCCACCCTCTTGCTCACTCTCAGAAGGTTGAGTGGCTTTACCGCCACACTCCCATCAAGAAGGGCAACGTGATGCTTGGCAAGCACAAGCACCTCATGGCCAATGGAAGCACTTTCCTGATTGATGACTGTGACGAAAACATCTCGGCCTTCCACCGCAATGGCGGTGCATGTTTCCTATGGCCGCAAAAGTGGAACAGCAGAGCCTACATGGCAGGAAATCTTGACCTGACGTTCAAGATGCTTCGTGATCAACTGGCTGTGTTCCTTACCAAGTGAGCAACTCAATCGAATTCACTGAAGAAGAGGTCGAAGTCGACGGCGAAGTGTTCTATCTGGACATCGAGATCGTCATTGATTCTTATGGGACGCCTGCTCGCATGGGTGGTCTTCCAGAAGACTCTGACCCTGGAGACTCGCCTGACTACCACATTGGAGACATCAACTTCAATGAGAAGATGCATCCCATTCTCAGCAAGATGGATGCTCTGATCAATAAACCTAGCACCGTTGCTATCCCTAGCGACGCTCCTATGGTCGAAGCAGCCAAGGTTCTTGCATCTTCCAAGCTGAAGGCAGCCAACATTTTCTGCGATAAGAACCACGACAAAATCCTGGATAAGATTGCAGACCATCTCCAAGATCAGATAACCGAATCCCAACTCGATCGTTACGAATACGACAATGATTAAACAAAGTTCAGCTTACGAGGAAGCTCTAAAACTTCTCGACCAGACTCAGGGTATGAGTCCAGAGGGTGTCAACATCAAGATGCTTGCGCTGCAAGTTAAAGCCCTTGAAGAAGGCTTTAAAGGTGTGCGCAGTCACCCTAACATCTCACAGGACATTGTTGACTTCCACACGAAGTTTGCACAGACCTATAAGGACAATGCTCGAACCTTGCCGCCTGACCTTCAGGCTTTCAGGTCCAAGTTTCTCAAGGAGGAGCTTGAAGAATACCTGACTGCTGCTAAGGAAGGCAAGATCATCGAACAAGTCGATGGTCTGGTTGACCTCGTTTATGTTGCTGTCGGAACCCTCTACCTGATGGGTGTTGACTTCAACAAAGTCTGGGAAGAAGTTCACAACAGCAACATGAGCAAGTCTCTTGTTCCGAAAGGCGAAGGCAAGCATGGTTACACTGTTCACAAGGGCGAAACCTACGTCAAGCCCCAACTCCACAAATTCGTTTAATTACACTCCTATGTCTGGCAAACTCATCATCCTCGAAGGTCCAGATTGTTCCGGCAAAACCACGCTGGCAGAGCAACTCATGGAGCTCGGCTTTGTGTATTTCCATGGCACACATCTAGGCTCTAGTGCCACGATTGTTCAATACGCTCGCTTCCACGAGTCTATGTTGGCGGACATCAAGAAGAATCTTGAGTTCGGCCACAATGTGGTTGTCGATCGTCACTGGCCGTCGCACCTCTGCTACAACAACTCTGGTGGCATTGACTCTTTCTTCACCAACGAAGAGGGTTACGCTGAAGGCTACGGCAAGAAGATGGACGAGATCGTGCGCTCTCTTGGAGGCATGTATGTCTTCTGTCTCACTGACAAATGCCTAGAACTCCATGCCGCGAACGTGGACCCAGATCATCCTTACGATGACGGCTTCTTTCGTCAAGTTTATCAGAGATATAAGTCCCTGTATCTGGCTATGTCGAAGCGCAAGGATGTAGTCTTGTATGACTTCACCCAGCATGCCAAGACCAGCAACGAACTCAACCACTTCATCAGCTACCTTCTCGCCTAATGCAATCAGCTAACAAATCCTGGGTCGCACTCGTTCAGCGTATTCTCGATGAGGGTCAACCTGTAAGTCCCCGTCACAAGCCTACGCTTGAAATCCTGGCTAGTCAGACCTGTGTTGACATGCGCCAGCCTGTCCTGAGTCTTCTGAGTCGCAAGCTTGGTTACAAGTTTCTGGCTGCTGAGGCTCACTGGATTCTGTCTGGTGACAACAGAGTCAAGACCATAGCTCCTTACAGTAAGACCATCTCCCTGTTCTCTGACGACCGACTCACTTTCCAGGGTGCCTACGGTCCTAAGATCATGGACCAGTTCTATTGGGCTGCTATCACCCTGCTTGGAGATTTCGGAACTCGTCAGGCGGTGATCAACATATGGCGTGAGCGTCCTATCCGTTCTAAAGACGTTCCTTGCTCGTTGAATGTCCAGTGGCTTATCCGTAACAGTAAGCTTCACTGCATACTCACCATGCGTTCTTCAGATGCTTGGCTTGGGTGGCCCTATGACATCTTTAACTTCACGATGATTACTACGTATATGCTCCTGTATATGCGTCATCTATATCGTGACGAGGATGGTCGTGCAGTATATGCAGATGATCCTAACAAGTTGAGCCTAGGCAACATCTACCTGAATGCTGGGTCTCAACATCTCTACGAGCAGAACTGGGTCCAGGCTCAGAACGCTCTTCGAGAATACAAGGAGAACAAGACTGAGGCTTGTTTCGAGTATGGCTGGCTTGACGTCAACGACTTCAAAAGTCCTGAAGACCTCATGCAGCACCTCGCCTTCCTCAAGGATGGCGTCTATCATCAATGCAAGGCCTCGTTCCTTGTAGATGCTCTCAAGAAGTTGGCTCACGACAAACAATGACACGCCTACGTAAACTCAAACCCAGTGAGTTGATGGCGCTTGCTATCAAGACTTCACTGGAATCTCCAGATACCTATAAGAAGGTAGGCTGTGTTGGCGTCAACGATAATGGTCATGTGGCTGCTTTCGGCTACAACTCTATCCTTGACGCCAAGCCTGAAAAGATGGGCTACAAAGACCTCGATGAGTTCATGAACAATCGAGACGTCCGACGCCCATTCATGGTTCATGCTGAATCCATGATGTGCTCATTGGTGACTAAGGGCCAGATCAATGAGGTATATACCAGTCTCTTCCCCTGTGTTGACTGCATGAAAAATCTTGCGGTCCATGGGGTTAAGAGAGTGGTATATGGCGAGGCTTACGAAAAAGATAAGCCTGCCTTCGCCGTCGCTCGCTTCTATGGCATCGACGTATTCAAACTTGTAATCGACGACCTCGTTCCTTCAAATGGCGAAGAAAAAGTTCAGTAACCCTCAAGATGGTCTGAATTTGGTTCTCTTTGAGCCTGAATCCAGTTGGACTGCTCCCACCTCGTTTCCCGACTTGCGTGGGAGCAAGTCCATTGGAGTCGACTTGGAAACCAGAGACCCTAAACTAAGAACACATGGACCTGGAACATTCCGAAAAGACGGCTATCCAGTGGGCATTGCATTATGTGTCCCACCCTCCGGCAAGGTTTCAACTGGAAGCGTTGAAATTATCGATCGAGGCTGGAAAGCCTACTATCCTATTGCTCACCAAGGCGGAGGGAATCTTGATCGTCAAACAGTTCTTGACTACGCAAAAAGTCAACTGGAATCCTCAGAAGATAAGGTTGGGTCAAATATCCTCTATGATGCAGAGTGGCTACGTGCACTCGGTATCAGGCTTGGGGGAGCGTGGCAGGATACCCAGATTGCGGAAGCTCTTCTCGATGAAGAGGCTGACAGCTTTGGTCTCGAAACGCTGAGTCGCAAATACTTGGGCAAGGGTAAGAACGAAGAACTACTCGAACTCGCAGCCAAGACTTATGGCTGTGACTCGAAGATAGACCTATGGAAACTCCCTCCTAAGTATGTTGGTCCCTACGCTGAGATTGACCCTGAGAACTCCATCCTTGTTCTAGAAAAGCAGAAGTCTTTGCTGAAGGCTCAAGGTCTCTGGAACATCTTCGAGATGGAGACAGAGTTGAGCAAGCTGGTCCTGGAGATGAGATTTCTTGGCGTCCGTGTCGATGTGGAGAAGGCTGAGAAATGCAGTAAGATGTGGGATGAAGACATCAAGCGTCTGGAGTATGAGATGTTCAGGGAGTTTGGCTTCTGGGTCAATGTTAACTCCGGCGAACATCTAGACCGCATCTTTGAGAATCAAAACCTCGAAGTAGGGACCACCAAAACAGGACGCAATTCTTACGACAAACTGTTCTTCAAGCACTGTAAGCATCCCACTGCTCTCAAAGTTGCAAAGATCAGGCGTATGCGTAAGCTCAAGTCTGACTTCTGTGACAAGCTCATCTTGGAATATTCAGTTAACGGTCGCATTCACGCTACCTTCAACCAGATGCCCAGGGACGATGAAGACGGTGAACGCGAAGGCGCTCGTAGCTCTCGGTTTTCCTGCACTCGTCCTAACCTTCAGCAAGTTCCTTCTCGTGACCCTGACATGGCTCCGATTATTCGAGGCTTTTTCATTCCCGATAAAGGTATGCGCTGGGGCAAGTATGACTACTCTCAGCAGGAGCCTCGCATCATGGTTCACTACGCCTTCAAGTCTGGCTACCGCGGTGCGGACAAGGCTCGTGAAGCGTGGCTCGTGAATCGCAAGGCTGACTACTACCAGTTGGTAGCTGATGAAGCCAAGCTGAAGCGTAAGCCTGCTAAAGACCTGACCCTGGGTCGGTGCTATGGTGAAGGTATCGCTAAGATTGCCAATGACCTAGGCGTCGACATTGAGGAAGCCAAGCGCATTGCACACACCTTCGACACAGCTAATCCTTACATCAAGGAACTGTCAGATGCAGTGATGAAGACTGCTCAGAACAGAGGCTACATCAAGACTCTACTGGGTCGTCACCGTCATTTCAATCTCTATGAGCCTGCTGACTCCTACATGATGCGTCAACAGGGTAAGGACACTACTCCTTACGTTTATGAGGTTGCCAAGAAAAAATACCCTGGGCTACCTCTAAAGAGAGCCTACGCTTACAAGGCTCTTAACGCCTTGATTCAAGGGTCTGCTGCTGACATGACTAAAGCGGCTATGCTGAAGGTCTGGAAGGAATTGGGTCTAGTGCCGCACATGCAGGTGCATGACGAACTCAACTACTCTGTTCCAGATGAGCACGTAGCAGAGCAGATTCGGTTGTGCATGGAGTCTTGTGTTGACATTTCGACTCCCATGCTTGCAGAGATGGAGCTAGGAGGAACTTGGAAATGACAGGACCGGAATCAAAGTTCTGGAATTTGCTCAAGACCAAGCTTCAGGGGAACGCGGTCAGGGTTGAGAACGCTATTGGCCGCGGAACCCCAGATGTTCACTACACCTACAACAATCATTCCTATTGGTTAGAACTCAAGGTAATTGAGGGAAACCATTTCATCAAAGTGAGACCAGAGCAATATGTGTTCGCTCATCGTGAACACCGACACGGCGGACGCGTAATCCTACTGGCTCGCCACGAAGCTGAGACTTCATCAGTTCGTATATACTATTTCCCGTATCCCAATAAACTGATAGACATACGTGAACACCCAGGAAAAGTCATCAGCATGAACGCTGTTGACGCTAACCTAAATCAAGACCGACATGAGCAGTGATAAATTAAAATACCTAGCCGCTCAATGCAGGCACATGCTTGCAGTGGAGCGAGAGATCGAACAGACGGAACAACGCTTGGCTGAACTTCAGAAGAAGCACCAAGAGATTAATCAGACCATCATCCCAGACTTGTTCTTGGATATGGGTTTGACCGAAATAAGACTTGACGACGAGTCGTTGGGCATTAAAACAGTCAAAGTTTCCAAGGATTATTCAGCTTCCATTTCTGCTGAACGCTGGGAAGCCGCTAAGAAGTGGCTTCAGGAGCAAGAGGAGGACGCAATGATCAAGACCAAGATCGTTGCCGATTTCGGCAAAGGCCGCAAGGAGCTAGAAGATTCTGTTAAACTCATGACGTTCATGAAGCAGAGTCGCATCATTTTCGACGCTAAAGAAACGATACATCACATGACCCTGAAGTCGTTCGTCAAGCAGCGTCTGGAAGCGGGTAAGCCCCTTCCAATGGATTTGTTTGGGGTTCACGTTGTTAACCAAACGAAAGTCAAGTAATCAACAACGCAACAAAACAACAATACAACACGCATATGGCTAAGAGCACTGGTAAGGAAGACAACAAGAACGTCGCTCCCTCTTCTGAGGTTGCGCCTTATGATTGGTCGAAGGAAGCCTCGACCGGATTCGAGGGAACCAAGGCTGAAGATTTGGGGATTCCGTTTCTCCAGATCATCCAGAAGGGTTCTCCTGAATTCGACGAGACCCACAAAGACCATCCCAAGAAGCGCATCGAGGGAGTCAAGCCTGGTATGATCATCAACAGCCTGTCCCGCAAGATCGTTTATTCGGGAGACAAGACCAAGCCCCTGAAGTTCATTCCCTGCTATGCAGAGAAGCTCTACCCTGAATTCAAGACTCGTGATTCGGGCGGTGGCTTTGTCAAGATGCATCGTGATCCGAACATTCTCCTGCGCACTGAGCGCAACGAGAAGAACAAAGACATCCTGGTAAGTGGTTCTGGAGAAGGCAATGAAATCATCACGACTCATTACTTCTATGGCTTTGCTCAGATCGAGGGTGCCTGGGAAAAGGTTATCATTGGTATGACCTCAACCCAACTCAAGAACGGTCGTCGCTGGCTGAACATGATGCAGAGCATCAAGATCAACGGCGTCACTCCTCCGATGTTCTCCCACAGCTACAATGTCATGACCGACATTGAGAAGAACAACGAGGGTTCCTGGTATGGCTGGAACTTCGAGGTGAGCCTGATGCTCAACCCGAACATTCCTCAGCACCTTGAGATGGTTCAGAACGCTCGCAAGGTGGCGAATGATATGGCCAAGAGCCTGGCTCTTCCTGCTCACTCTGAGCAAGAGGAGTAAGATCGGTTAGGCAGAGTAGCGTCACCTGCTGAGTGGTGTGACAGCCGGAAGATAGACGGCTCCAATTTCAACTATTTAATAACAGGACTCATGAACGAATACGCTACTACC